CTTTGGAATTATATTCTTGAAGCAAATGTAAATGCCAAACCTAATTTGGTAGGACATCTACATGAGAGTTTATATTTAAAAGATAAGAAGAATCAGTTTTTTGATAGGACATTAATACAATACTGTAGTCACTACGCATTTAAGTTTGGTAATCAAGGAGATAAGATACCAACTACAGGACAGCATCAGATGTGCTTGGAAAGTTTCTGGGTCAATAGGATGAGGAAGTATGACTTCAATCCTTTCCACAATCATTTTGGTGTGTATAGTTTTGTCATATGGTTAGACATACCTACGGATTATAGAGAGCAGTATGCAACTACCGAAGCAAATGACGGTGGCTCTGCATCTAATTTTGAGTTTATGTATACCAATATACTAGGAGAGATAACAACATATAAGTATCAACTAAGTGAAGAATCAAATGGCACTATACTATTCTTCCCATCTAAACTTATGCATGGTGTGTATCCATTTTATAACTGTGATGATGAAAGAATTTCTGTATCAGGTAATATAGCGATAAAGACAGACTAAATACTTTCATGCCAAAGAAAGTAGATACAGAACCTCTCTATGATGGTGAGGGAATTTTTGCTAAACCTGAGGGTAAAAGCAACAAGGGTTTTGAATACGAGGTTTATTTAATTAAATCTCTAAGAAACCAAGGATTTACTGTGTCTGACCCTGCGGGTCCTGACTCTGCTAAAGCTGACCTTGAGTTAACAAAGGGAGCTAAGACAATTAAGTTTGAATTAAAGGAAAAGTTATCTGCTGACTTTTCTCAAATGAATTTTGATTTCAATACTACTCGTAGAGAATTTTATATTGATAAGACTAAACCATCAGCGCAGAAAGATGCAGCCAAAGTTATGATAGGTATTGCAGAGCAATATAGTATTATCCCAAAAGCAAATGCTCATTGGAAACCTAAAAAGAATATGCCTGCTAAGTTTACATTGAAAAGAAACACACCACTTAAAGAACGTAAGGTAGCATACAATCTAGACCAAAAAAGATTTAAAGATAAGTATCTAGGACAAGGATTCGGACCTGCGCAGGAGGTTGAAAAGTATTACAACGCAAAAGATACTTATTATATACAGATAAAAGGAAAGGGTTTATATTATATGGGTAAAGACCCTGAGAAATATGGATGTCCTCGTTTCTCTGAATCTTGTGCTGACAGTAATATTAGAATTCGTTTCAAGCCCAATAGGAAATCAGAAGGAAGATGGTCATTCCTGATGGCACTTAAGATTGCTAGTCTCAGACCAAGTCCTATGGATTTAGATAAAGATACATCTTTCTTATCCAGTTAAATAAGTGTCTACTACTCTTCCCATTCACCCCACAGTATAGTATAATATAGTCATGGCAAAGAATACCCACCTTGAGCATTTAGAAGACGACATATTTAACTCTGGTTATAACGGTGCTACTAATAGTATTAATTTTCTTGTAGGTTTACGTGACATGTTGACCACAGGTAAAGGTGGTAACAATACAAAGGTAACAGTTAAGTGGGATGGTGCTCCTGCTATAGTTTGTGGCAGAGACCCAGAGACAGGAGACTTTTTCGTAGGTAATAAGTCTGTATTTAATAAGTCGACACCTAAGATTTGTTATACTGATGGTTTCATAGATGAGTTTTACCCTGACAGTGGACTTAACAAGATACTTAAGGATTGTTTAAAATATTTGATGAGACTACCTATATCAGGTGTCATACAAGGAGACTTACTCTATGAGAAGAGACCTCCCATTGTCACTATGAAAGGTAAAAGATGTTATATTTTCAAACCAAATACTATTTCATACTGTGTAGAGGTAGACTCTGACATGGGTAGACAGATAGCAAAGAGTGAAATAGGTATTGTATTTCATACTAGATACAGTGGGTCAAGCATAGATTCAATGTCAGCAGGGTTTGGTGTCAATGTCAAACCATTACAAGGTGTAGACAGTGTGGCAGTATTCTCCTCAGAGTTTACTAATGTAAATGGTATGGCAAACCTATCTCCTGCAGAGTTGTCTAAGATAAACTTAACCATAGCATCTGCTAAACGTAACCTTACTGGTGGACGTAAGTTTCTTAATACTATCAATAAAGAGACAGGGTCATTTGCTTACAATGCATTGTTTAAAATGTATTTCAACCAAGTAATACGCTCAGGAAAGATACCAACTAACTCTTCTGCCATGGCAAAAGGGTATATTTCTTTTGTAGATGCACGTTTTAAGGCAGAAATTGCTAAGAAAAAGACTGAAAAAGCACAGAAACAATGGTCTGACAGAGCTGATAAGGCTCTTGCTTATCTAAATAGTAATAAGTCTGTCATGTATTCCGCACTTAGCGGTTTCAAAGACCTTATGGCTGCTAAACAGCAAATCATAAATAAACTGAAGAAGATAGAGGGTGTCGGCACTTTCTTAGAAGATGAAAATGGTTACAAGGTAACCAGTCCAGAAGGTTTCGTCGCTATCAAAGATGGCAATGCACTTAAACTGGTCGATAGATTAGAATTTTCTAGAGCAAACTTCACCGTCGCTAAAGATTGGGGCAAATGAATTTTTTAGAATTTATAACTGAGGCAACTAAGAGTGCGTCTCAACAAAACAAACCTAAGAAACCCACGACAAGTCAAAAAGGTCAGAAGACTTCTGGTAACCTAGAGGACAAGCATGTTGCTATTACTTTTGGTCGCTTTAACCCTCCTCACGCTGGCCATGGCAAGTTACTTGATGCTGTCAAAGCGCACGGAGGCGACTCGGGAAACTATAGAATCTACCCATCCCGTAGTCAGGATCACAAAAAGAATCCGTTATCCGCACAACAAAAAGTAGACCACATGAGGAAGTTATTTCCCTCACACAAGGACAAGATTCAAAACAATGAAGCACATAGAAATATATTTGATGTAATGCGTGACCTACATGACGAGGGTCATGAGCACGTAACAATGGTGGTAGGAGACGATAGAGTAAAAGAATTTGAGAAGTTGACTAACAAATATAATGGAGTGCATTATAACTTTAAGACTATCAATATCAAATCAGCAGGGGCAAGAGACCCTAAGAGTGAAGACCCTGTAGAGAAGTTGTCAGCATCTGCAATGCGTAAGCATGCAACTGGTGATGACCATGACTCATTCCATGCAGGCATGCCTAAGGGTGTCTCCTCAAAGCATTCCAAACAGATGATGGCAGACGTGAAGACTGGAATGACACCACCTCCTAAGAAGACGAAGACCAAGAAGTCAATCAAAGAGTTGACACTCTGGGAGTATGCACCTAAGTTAGATGCAGATTCGTTTAGAGATTTCTATATGCTAAACCATATCTTTAAGGTAGGTGCTATAGTAGAGCACGATGACACTGGACTAATAGGAAAGGTTGTCCATCGTGGCACTAATCATGTCGTATTCCAAATGCCTGATGGCAATGAGGAAAAGGTATGGTTAAAAAATATAACTGAAGTGGAAGACCCACGTGCTGCATGGGCACGTGCTGCTGATACCACCAAACTCCAAAACAATTACTCTGCTGATGATGGCAGTGGTAATGACTGGAAGGCAGGTACAGACAAGTATAGAATGGCATTACAAGCAATGACTCCAGGGCAATCTGTAGTCAGTTTTACAGATTTTCAACAACGAATTAGAAAGTCTGCTAATACTAAATAAAAACAGTAAGACCAATCAGGTGTTATAAAAATGAAACTAGAAATGTTAGTGTCTGCAGCTTTGATGGATTATAATCCAACAGAGCAGTCATATATTCTTAAGGCAGTTGAGGAAGATAAACTTCCTGATACACAACGTCTCCACGATGGTGTAATGAAAGTCATGGAAGTCCTTGACACATTTGAGCCAGTGGTAGAAGGATATGCAGGCTTCGACGTAGACAGAGAAACTGTCAAGAAAAAGAAAGCAGAGCATAAGGATGACCGTAACATAGGTCGTGTTGTATCCTCAGGAGGAAACTCCATGCTCATCACAGGACGTAAGGCTGATGGTCGTTACATTGTTGTTGGAAAGAAAGGAGAGAAGACAGCAAAAGAGGCAGGCGATTTAGGTGTAACTGCTAAGGAAAGTGTAGTAGGTGTAGACATTGATGAAGTACATCAACTCATGTTAGAAGGACTTAAGCAGGCACGCAAAAACGTTGGTGCATCTACATGTTGGAAAGGTTATAAGGCATCTGGCACTAAGATGAAGGGTGGAAAACAAGTCCCTAATTGTGTCAAAGAAGATGAAAAACCTTCTGACTTTATAAATAAGTTGTCTAAGTCGGGATTATTTTCCGATGCAGAGTTGGAAAAAATGGGAGAGATAAATTAAAATGAAACCCTCCAACCCAGGTGAAAAGTCTTTTCTTACTACTAAGAAGAAAGGAAATGTTATTATTAACCCCAAGAAGGAAGACCTCATGAAAGAAACCAAACTAGACGAAAAGAAACTTGACCCAGTAGGTAAGGAAGACAAGGACATCGACAACGATGGTGACCATGATAAGTCTGACAGATACCTATTAAATCGTCGTAAGGTCAGGAGTAAAGTAATTAAGATGAAGGAAGCAGCACATGACGCATTGCGTTCTAAACGTGCGAAGAGTCCTAAAGGAGAAGGAGCAGTGGATACAGCACCAGATGAGTCAAACGTAGGAGAAGAGACACTTCATGAGCTCTCTTATGACAAATTAACTGATGCAGCAAAAGCAGCAGAAGTTAAGAGAGGTAAAAAAGCAGTTGCAGGCGATAGAGAAGGTGCAAAGAAAGCCATTGCACAGAATAAAAAATTCTATGATGCAGCACAAGAAAAGAAGAATCCATCTGGTTCGTATAAAGAGTCTGCAGATAGAATGAAGGCAAAAATGATACAGTTTACTAAAGACCATGACAATATATTGGCAGGAAAACAGCCTATATAATTTACATTGAATTTTAATCATGCTATCATTCCTACTACCATTTGCATCTAAAATTGTATCAGATGCAGTAAACAAAATCCCAGACGATTCTGAGTTGGGAGAGAAACTAATCGATTTATGTCTAGTTATTCTAGGTAAGGCAGTTAAACTTACTAAGACAGACATGGACGACAAGCTATTGGAGACAGTTAAGTCTGCACTAGCAACTAGAGAGTAATTCTTATAAATAACTTATAGGAAAAAATTATTTAAGCAAACTAATGTCTATTTTAGGTACTATAGACGCTTCCACCTTTGGCAATAACGTGGCAGTCACTAACGGTGACGCAACTGTCACAAAGAATGCTGCTGATTCCGTCGATGTTGGCGATATCTTGGTGCTTAATAGCGTTAATTACATTGTAAGAGAAGTTACATCAACCACTGCAATCGAATTGCATACAACATATGCAGGCAGCACTAATGCTTCATTGTCTGGTGCTATCAGACGTACTGCTCCTAAGGCAGTCGCTGAGTTTGTAGTTAAAGGTGGAGATAGTAACTCTTATGAGTTGGTCTTCGTTGACACAACTGAGCAGAGCATTGCATCCAACAAGTCTAGAGGAATCACTGGACCTGGTTGGTGGCAGTATCGCACTTATCAGACACACAACGGTGACACCAAACATAAAGCAGAATACATTGCACCAGCTAAAGCAACTGCAGGAAACGCAGGAGACATGGCTGATGATACACTAGCAGCAGATGTATTAGAGGTAATCACAGTTGGCACACAACCTGCTAACTCTACATCTTCTAGTGGTGCAGGCACATTCGTTGCAGCAGCAACAGTAGACCAGTCAGGTACTATCACATACAAGTGGCAGAGACAGACAGCAA